CCCAGCCGTTAAGGTTGCCGCAACAGGATCAACACCAGTAGAACCTACCAATATCTGTCCATTAGTCAAAACAATAGGTGTAACGGGGCTCGTTCCTTCACCCACCAAAATACCATGAGCTGTTAAAGTGGCTAGACCTGTTCCTCCAACTGGTGGTTGAAATGGAATCGGAGCATTAATTGCATTATTAGTAGCCATTGTTATTGTCCTCTATTAAATTAAAAAGTAACTGGATTGCCTTGCGGCGCAAGAAGCATAAAATCTGTGTTAGTATTAACGCATACCAATTTTAAATAACTATTTGAATTTGATACATCATTTGTCTGTAGATAACCAGAAACACCGGTTGTAGTGAGCTGATTGCCAAAATGTATTGTCTGGCCAGAATTTTGCGTGACCTGCACAAGACCGCTTCCGAAACATAATATTTCAAAAAATTGGCCGATTGAACATGTTGCTGGCAAAGAAAATTGTAATGTTGCAGCATTTATTGCTATGTAGGTATTATTGACCGACATAGGCTGAACGCCAACGTCACCTATAACCGTAGTTGTAGGATTTGAAATAATACTATTAGCACTAATATGATTAATTGATGATAAGTTTTTATTGTTAAATGTTATATCATTTGGCCCATTATAATTTATCATAATAGAGCCGGCGGCATTATAAAATAGTCTCAACCCCCATGACAATGATGGATCTCCAGCCGTATCATCCAGTACTCTTGACGACATGCCGGCTGAATTTACACTCGAGCCATCTATAAAAATTGCAGTCCCATGAAATTCAGGAGATGTGATTTTTGTAGTCACAGATACAGTTCTACATGTTTGATTACCAACCGGATCTACTTCATATACTGAACCCATAAATTTCCCCTTATCCTAATACTACCCAAGAAGATGATCCTACATTCCAACCAAAATATTGATTCAAATCAGAGTCATAACATGTAGTTGGTACGCTTGGTATAAATGCATTACGTTGAGCTGTAGTAACACTGCGTATTTGAATGAATCCAGGATTCGCCCAATTTAAATTAGAACTACCATCATTTGCAACTAAGTTTCTATTTTGAAAATCCAATGAATTTATGCCGCTCGAAAGAAGAAGGCTTTGTCCATAATCTACTGTAAGACCCCCCGCTGCATTAAGAAGATGTCTAAGATTGAAATCTTGTGATGTTAACCCAGACGCATCTAAAAGCTGTCTTATATTCCAGGCTACCGCATTAACATTAGCTTGGTCTGTCAAATAACTATTTTGATAATCTATTGATACACTTCCATTTTCTCGATAAGCGAGACGTATATCCCAATTAATAGAGGTACTTGGGCCAGAGGAATCAATTAATGTTTGTAAATGCCAATTAACGGTAGGATTTCCAAAATCGTCTAATAATCGCCTACCATTATTAGAACTACTATCCCATAATATAGAATTTGTGCCTCCCAAATCTTCTAATATTGCATTTCCATAATCAACAGTCGGAACGCCTCCAGAAGCATCATAAAGGACCCTATTTTGATAATCTTGACTAATTATACCGGTTGAATCAAATAATAATCTTGCCTGCCATTCAAGAGAAACTTCTCCGCTGGAATCTATAAGCGTTAAAATATTCCAATTTAAAACAGGATTTCCAGAGTTATTAAATAATTCTCTAATGCGATAATTAATAGAAGTCTGCGCTCCAGAATCATACATAATTCTACCAAATTGCGACCAATCCAATGAATTTATTCCAGACTGATCCTTTAATATTCTATTGTTAGAATCTATCGATAGAATTCCATTCAAATCATTTATATTTGACAAACCATAATTAAATATTACTTTGTTTGAATTGTTAGAAATTGTTTGTCCAATAAAGTCTATGTTTGTATTGGAACCACCTACTTTGCTAATAGTTGTAGCAAAAATATCATTAAATGCGCATTGAGCGGTACCGTTTCGTAATGCTAAGGTATTTGGAGTATTGCTTGCTGTAGCAGATAACGTAGCATTAACACTAGCTGCTATTTGAGCGGCTGTTTTACCGCCTACCGTTGCAACAATATTAGTCAATAAATTACCTGTAACATCTCCCAAAAGAGTTAAAATTACATTGCTATTCGTAAAACCATTAATACTTAAAAATTGAGGAACAACAACGGGATTTCCAGAAATAGTTTGCGCCTGAAATGTAATTGCTATGTAATTTCCCGGTGTTAATGTAGTGACAATCGAATTATCTGCCGCATCAATTTCAACAGAATTTACGCTGGCATTAAAAAAATAAGTATAAGATCCCGTTTCAGTTGAATTAGGTTGATTAAGGGACGCTAATTTAAGTTTTGAGCCTACAATAGCGCCGTTTAGATTCATCGCATTAGGCATCGGATTGCTTAATATAACAGCACCACTAGACATGTCTACTGGCTGAAATCCAACGCCTAGTCCTATATTTCCCCTAGATATTTGTACATTGGAAAGATTTGAAAGATTTTTTGTGCCAATATATGTTGAGACTTGTGCGCATGTAGAACTTTGTGTTGTTATTCCATCATCTACTGGTAATGTAATACCATCCCCTAATATAACAATAGGAGGCAAACTATGAATTGGTAAATTTGGCATACGTCACCTATGTAATTTCAATTAAAAATCCATCATCTTGTGTTATAAAAAATCCATTATCTTGTATCAAAAATCCCATGACAGGGGGGGGCACTTCACCATGTTCAGATGAAGAACTGTACAATTTCCTACCATAAGGATTCGTTTCAATAATATTAAGCAATCCTGAATATGAACTCATACAGAAATTACCGGATAATTTTCATAAAATGCTACACTAACACGACATGCGGTATCGCTTATAAATGATATTGTAGAACCTGGCGAAACACTTCTGAGATTTGGATTCATTTCAGAAGTTCCAAATGTAAATGCGCCTCCTGGAATCGTTGCCACACCATAACTATTAACCCACGTATCTGCACTAAATTCATACAAAACCAATATGGCACCAGCAGGAACTATCACACTTTGCGCAACATTAGGGGCTAAAGTTGTTTGAGCAACCGTCATCGATGGTGTAAGACCAAATGTTACCGCCCCGCTTCTGTCTCTTGTTAATAAAAATGATGTTATTAGATTAGACATTATTTACCTCAATATTTTATTACGTAATTAACAGCCGTATTTACAACTGAAACTATTCTGTCACCTTCATATCCAGTATCAGAATTAACTACTACATCCGCTTCAACTAAAGAGGGCAATGTATCGCCACCATCAGCACGACCAGATCCTCCATACGGCAATGTATAAGTTTTTTGTGTATATGAAAATGGATGAAGATGCTCTAAATTTCCATCAAATTCAAATGTTCCTAATTGAAACAATCCAAGTTCCTGTAATGGAATACGAGAAGTACGAGCGACAGGATCTATGCTAAAGGTTGGATCATAACCTTTTAATGTTATTCCTCTTAAATCTGGCACCGCAAAATATTTGCTATTTATAGCCGTTGCTGTTGCCGACCTTACTTGTGCAGTAGAATATGTAGATAATATATTTACTGAAATTGGCAATCGACCGACTGGCTTTGGATCAATTCCAATACCGTCTACTGTATACCAAACATAGAATTGACTACCAGGCGTATCAAAATTAAAAAATGATGATGCTGGTGGCAATGCATTTATAGTAATAAGTGTTTCTTCTCCACCATTTAATGCAAATGCAATAATATTTGCAATATCTGCGCTATTCATATTAGATGTTAAATTTATTCTAATTGGAGTTCCTGCTACAACTGGCTGAGTTCCGATACCATCTACTGTAAACCATATAAAATATTGAATAGATACTGAAGCAAATTGAAGATATTTTCCTGCTAATCCTCCTACTGGAGCCGGTGTTAATGAAATAATAAACTTTGTATCGGGAGTGTTTCTTAATATTAATACCGTAAATCCTGAGGTACCAGCTCCAACAATCCCAGGACCAAATATGCCGGCAAAGTAAATACCATAAATATAACAAATGGCATTATCAGGTATAGTATTCGATGAAGATATTAAACCTGTAACATTATAAGGACTAGCAATTGCAGTATAAATATTATAAAAAATAAATCCCGTGGGTGTAGAACCATCAGAAGTACTTGCTACAACGCCATTGTTATTATTTGCTATAATAAACTGATCCTGAGAAATATTACCATAGACACTATTTGAAAGAACATAATTAAATCCAGTACCAAATAGTGGAATTCCTAAATTATTAGCGCTATACGATGTTAAAACTTGTTGTAATCTATAAAACGGTATTCCATCAGAAGAATAAGCTGATGTCTCATACTGAGAACCATCGCAAAATAATTCTCCAAATTGAGGAGAAATATAAAAAGCAGGAAATACCTTCCCTACAATACTATTATCATATCCTAGTCCCGTCTGAGTTAATATTACTGGAAGACCAAGATTAAATGCATTATAGTCAGGAACGGCTAATCCACCAGCCATAGATTTATATAAATCTTGCGCATTAGTTGTAACAGGATAAACAGGTGTTGTTAATTTTCCTTGTGCTAATATAAAATCAACAAAAGAAATATCAAAAGAAGAATTTACAGGAAAACTTAATACCAAACTTACATAATCATCATTATTTGAACCGATGGTTTTACCTAAATTATTACCAAATGAAAATGAAAATGTATACTGCGTCCAAGATGTTCCAATTGAAAATGTTGTAATAGGTATATCCGTAGTAGCACTTCCGCCTGTTCCAAAAAATTTTATTAAATCTAAACCAATATTTAACCCACTTCCTGAATTTACTTGAGCCGTAAATGAAAATGTAAATTGTTGAGCTGTGGAAGCAAATTTATTAACATCATTCCATTGAATAGATAAATATTTAAAACTATCACCAGGAAATGGTGTTTGAGTGTTAATACGTATTGAATATCTTGGGCTTCCTATTGGATTAGTAATATAATTACCAAAATCTTCGAATAATACAATATCCAATGCCGTAGACGTAGATGGTCTTTGAAATGTCCACCCACCATAAGCTACATTTGTAATAGGCGCCCTAATTTGTCCTTCTACAAAAGTAGGATTAAGAGCGGGAACATTTGTATGGAGTAAAAATTGTCCGTTAGGAACATAATTGTATGCAACTTGACTTATATTTGATATTTCTCCCTCATCAACATTAGGCCATCCTTCGCGAGAATATTGGAATACATTTGAAGCGCTAAATACCTCAACAAAATATAATTGTTGATTTCCATTTGCATCAAAAGGCAAGTAATAAATTGTCTCTTGAAATGTTCCTTCATTCGTTAATGTTACGCGCCATTTTCCATTAATATCCAAAAATCCAAAAGGTATGTATGTATAATTAGGAGGAGAGCCTGTTATCTTATAAACAGGATTCCCAATGGTGCGTTGTGTGTCAATAGTAAATAATACATAACCGAATCGTAATGGAAGTCCAGTATCTTTATCTCTAAAGACTTCTTGTATGGTATTAGATGCTATGTATTGCGTATTAAATGGCATTATTGACTCCCGATAACTTGTGGAGTGACGGTTGATTGTAAACCACTTCTAATGGCATTTTGTAATCCTAATGGTACAGAAGATACCATCCCAGGATTATTGATACGATTAACCATAAAATTTGATAAAGATGGATTTTCAAAGGCGTTGTTTAGCGCATAATTACCTACTTTTCCGGCTGCGTATCCGGCAACGCCACCCTCAAATAACCCAGCGCCCATCCATCGACCTACCAAGCCACCTAAAATAGCCGGAACCGTGTGATACCAAAACGGCGTGTGCAGATTGCCTGATTGCTGCGCTGATATTTTATTTAATGCACTTAATTGATTCTGTTCTTGTGGATTAAATAAAAAGTTCTGCTGGTCTGGACTCAAGTTATTGTATTTTTTAAGGAAGGAATCTGGATTTATACCAGCAGGTGTAGTCGCACTATCAAAATAATTAGCTTTTAAAACATTGCGTGCTGTTTTCGGATCGCCAACCATTTGCGCAAATTGCTGCATTTTCTGTACGCCGTCCGCCGCTCCTTTAGGCAAATAGTCTTGAACAAATGTCGTTGGATCAGAAAGTGAATAAGGATTATTTTGCAAACGACCGAATATACTCTGATTCGTACCCCCTTTCTGTGTGCCAATTTGTTCAAATATCTGTTTTTTCTGCGATGTTAAATTATTGGCATTATTTAATGCAGCCCCAAGTGTGTTTGATAAATCATTATTATCAATATTATTATTTAGGGTACTTTTAATATTGCCTTTAGCAAAATTAATGGCATTTAATTCCTGATTTGTTTTTAGCGCATTCGTATTTGGATTAATTTCAGATGATAAATCTTGGTTAAGTGCTTGATTGTGCGCTATTGCATCGGTATAAGTTCCTGTTTGGTCTCCAGCATATTGATTAAGGTAATTAATCGGTTGAGCGTACGCACGTGCAAATCCGCTTTGCTGACGCGATTTGTTTGTTAGTTGATTAATCTTGCCAGTTAATGCAGATTGATATGACTGGTTGTCAAATGGAACACCTTGCGCATCTATACCAGAAGCTACGGTTTTAGCAGCTGTCCATGCATTATCTTCATCTTGCCCCATATTTGCATAATTATTCTGCGCCATTCCATATGCCTGTACATTCGTTGAATTCTTAGCATCTTCCAATGCTTTGCCAATGGATTTGGCCAAACCTGAACTTGCGTATCCTGATAACAAACTCGCCATTGAATTTGGAATATTGGCAATCGCATGCGGAATCGCTTGACCCAATCCGGTAATACCAGCATTTAAACCTGCTCCCATTGCAGCACCGCTTAACGCTTGTCCTGGCGCAGATTGGGTTGCGCCATAGGCTGCCCCTGCTTGTGCTGCACGTTGTGCTAATGGTGATAACATGCGTCCTAAGTATGGGATGCCTGATAATGCTTCAGAAGCGCCCATTTCTGGCGCAGCAAGCGCATAAGGGGCATATTGTGCAGCGCCTGATATTAAACTCGTTCCAATTCCTGGGTTCTGTATACCAAGTTGTTGAGGGGTAACATTAGTAGCTTGTTGTCCTGCGCCTTGCAAGTATTGTCCCGCACCACGCATTCCAATAGCATTCAGACCAGTTCCAACATCTCCAATAATATTGCCACCCATATGTGTTAAACCGAGCAATGCCGCCCTAGCTGGCAACATGGCCTGTTGTGCCAAACTTGCAGGAGCGCCGTTGCCATTCAATTGCGCAAGCAAAACAGGATCCGTTACAACGGATCCTGAGCCACTTTCTAATTGCGCTATCAATGCTGGGTCAGTTACTGGGGTCATTGTTGCATCCATTGTCCATTTATTTTGCTATATATTTTACCGTTAATGTTTCGCGTCATATTAGATTGTTGTGCGGTAATGGGCGTTTGTATTGGGCTAGAAATATTAAATGAACCACTTGCCCCGGCTTTATTAGCCGAATTAACTGCTTGATTAATCCATTGGTCTGTATATTGTTGTGCAGATGCATATACTTTAGGATTAACCAGGCTTTGAAATGATTTTATATTTCCCATCGAGGCGTTCATTACTTCACGCATAGCCTCAATTCCTACCTGACCATTCATCGCTTTAACTCTTAATGCCGCCATTTCAGGCTGCAGTGCTTTTGCCGCTAAGAATTGAGCTTGAGCGTCAGGATTATCATTAGATATTTGGTCGGCAATCTGTTTTGGAGAATATCCAGCAAATCTCTGTGCATAAGGCGCAACCGCATTAGTCAATATTGGGTTTAATGTATTAATTTCACTGGCAGCCATATTTCGCTTTTGGGCAAGAGCCAGTGCGCCAGAAGTCATTGGATAAATAGGAGATGGCATATTATTTGGGTCTATTCCCTTAGCATTCGCCAAATCCGCCATAGTATGACCAGACATTAATAATTGTTGTGCTGTATTTGCGTCATATCCCATTCCCATTGCCTGACCTAGCTGCTGATTTTTATAATTCTGTGGCATTTGAGACCAATTATAACCAGCGGCACGAGATTGATAATAATTAGCCTGTGCGATTTTTTCTTGAATAGGGGCAGTTACACCTCGCATCATTGTGCTAATCAAACCACCAGAATTTAAAGAAGTTGCTAAATTCCCCGTATTTGTAGTAGGGATTCCTGAATTTCCAGAACTAGCAGGATTATTAGCATTCAATGTGTTCGGATTAGGCAATGCATAAGGAAATTGAGTCGATGTCTGTTGTGGTGCAGTTGATGAGACGACGCCTGAATTAAAAACACCTGGATTAGTTCGTTGCAATAAATCAATGCCAGCAATTTGGCCTGCCATTCCTGGCAACATTATTCCAGGATTTGCTAACTTAAATCGATTCAGTCCTGCTTCGCTACCTAAATAACCCCCTTGCGCATTAGCGGCATTAGCTTGAGCAGCTTGTAATGCAGGTCTACCTTGAGCATATGCCAAATTAGCTTGCGCAGTTGGAACGGCTACACCAGCATTCGCCGCAGCAATTTGATTTTGTGATAACTGATTAGCTATCTGATTCTGTTGTTGTTGTAGTAAATTCTGTTCTTGCTGTTGTGCGCCGGCAGCTAATGGCTGTTGTATTTGATTAGCAAGTTGTTGATGCAATAACTGTTGCTGCAATAGTTGTGGCAAATATCGATTTTGTTGCATTTGACCATAGCTCGCCAATCCCTGCTGGAACGCGCCCATAGGATTTGATATTTGAAATTGAGAAACTGGAATCGGCATTTAATACCTCTACTTATAATCCACCTAAAAATCCAGATGCCATACCCAATAAACCACCTACGTCTTGATTCTGACTTGCTTGTCCTGCATAGGCCATATTGCCTTGATTAGCCAATATATCGCCCAAATTCTGGCCTAATCCCATTCCTGCTTGCGCACCGAGCCCATATTGTTGCCCCGCTAGTTGACCACCCATACCATACATTCCTTGTAGTCCTTGTACGCCTTGACTATACATTCCGAGCGCTGGCATCAAATAATTAAGGTAATTTTGATTGGCTAATTGTGTTGTAATTTGACCCATATTTTGTTGCTCTTGTGGACTTCCGGCCATTCCACCTGCCGCTGCTGCACGATTTTCTGCACCTAACGCTTGATTAACTTGAAATTGATAGCCAGGTGATTGTTGATATTGTGATCCTATCTGATTTTCCAATCCTCCTGGATTTTGTGTCATTTGACCATACATGCCTTGTAACTGGTTACCTGCCTGCTGACCTTGTTGTGTATAAGGACTGGTTGCACCCATTCCTTGGTTAATCCAAGGCTGATAATATTGTGGCATTTGTTGATATGCTTGATTGTAATATCCTTGCCCCGCTTGTGACGGATTTGGAAATAAACCGTTAGCAATTCCCTGAACGGGAGCACCAATAAATTGTCCTATATCATTATATGCGCCTGGCATAAATCACCTATGAAGTCGTAATCGTTTTATATGTATTGTTTAAATTCGTCTTTAAAACATCTAATGTGCTGTCGTGCACTATTCTTACAAAATTTGAACCTGTCGATAATTGGTTAATAGTAGTTGTAGGTATAGAAGGTATATTGGTTCCTTCTGGTGATAAATTTACCTGCAATGTTTGTATTAACTGAGTCAAAAAATTATTCGCTTCTTCAGTTATTACACCTGTCTTTGGGTCTGACCATTGTAATCGCGCCAAACTTTGTATAATCATTGGTATATAGTTCCTGTTATACCTGTTATGACAAATCTACCATTTCCCCACAATATATTTTTAACTGTCAAATCATTCAATGCACCAAAATTATAAAACTGTAATATATTCTGTCTTTTTCCTAACGGGTTTAATTTAGTCACGACTATATTTCCATATGACAAACCACCATCCCTAGAAATTGATAAGTGAGCCTCTTGTATTGTTTGAGTTAAACCTTGTTCCATCGTATAACTCATATTATTTAATATTGCTCTATCCGCATTAGGTATTCTTAAATGGCTAAATATCAATATTCTTGGAATTAATTTACCATTGTAGTTATAAACTTCTTGATCCATCTGGTATAAATTGCCATCTAAATTACTCACAAAATATACATTGTTGTTAGCTACTACTGAATTTCTTAAAATATGTGCGTCTAACTTTTCATCTGTTAATGTATAATAATTTCCAGAATCTAAGTCAATTGTATAACTTTGATTATCAGTTAAAAAAGTAAAATGATAAAACGTATGCCCTGAAATATTATAAATGTTACCAACACAATCATTCGGTGTCGTTAATTTGCTAAGTCTCGCATTCAATCCATCATTAGAAACTGGTTGCGCTTGACCTCCTTGAGACATCAAAACACGCACCTCGGAATTTTTATTCGTTCCAATCCACACTAATCGGCTGTTTGCTGCTGCTATGCTCGCAGCGTTAACGCAGCCATACGGTATAGATAAATAATTAATTCTCTGATATGGAAATAACGATTGTGTTCCTTGGTCGTACCATATCTCACAAAATGTTTGACCAAAAATAAAAAGCAATCTATCTAAAGCAACTGTTGCAACTGTTGTAGTGGCTGCCGTTTGAATCAATCCAACATTTTCTGGCGCATCCGGCCAAACCGTACCATCATTATTATTAGATAATCTCCATTCATTAGTTAATCCATCTGCTGCAATAAAATATGTATCTTGAAATGATAAGTAAACGGCCAAAAAATCAACAACCGTTACACTAAATGTATTTGTACTGTAATTAAATACATAAACATTTTTTGTCCCATCAACGATAGCTATTTGAGATCCTAAATTCTCTGATATATAAACTTGTCCGCTACTACTTGATATTGTTGCAATTTTATTTACAAAAAATGTACCTAAATCAACCGAATAAAATCCACTTTCAACAACAGTGTAAAGTTTATTTGTAATAGTGCTAAACCAAATTCCTCTTCCTGGATTTCCATTTGCTATTTGAGCAACTAATGTATGTCCCGCATATGGAACTAATGCTCCATCTGAAACCATCATATTAAAAAATTCTTGTGATGATATCTTTGAATATCGACCAAACTTGTTACCGCTTGCAATATCAAAATTAAATTGTTGTGAAACCGGATATTGTAAACTTTTTTTCCCGCCGACTGGTAATTGATTATAGGGTAGTGTCATGGTGGAGAAAACCCGCCTCTTCCAAGATTAATTTGATTCCAATCTAATAAATAACCTTTTGATAAAGTAGATTGCTTTATAATACTAAAATCCATTACATTTAAACCTTGCAATGACTTATTAAATTTTTCATACTGAATATATGTATTAGAAGGCGGAGATACCTTAAACCAATCACATAATCGTATTGCTAGCTCATAACATAAAAAAGTTTGATAAAATTTATACAATAATGGATCCAAATCAGTATCTGGTGTTACCTCAGATAATTGAAACTTTCCAGTATACTCAAGAATAAATGCGCTCGACGGAAGCGGCCAAACATAAATATTTGCACCACCTGTTATTCGTTCAAAGTAATATTTATAAGGCAATGATTCAATATTTAATGCTCTTGGTTCTCCCCAAAAACGAACACGCTCATCTTTTTCCATCGAATATCGAACCACACCCAACACAAAATCAGCAGAATCAATTACAACCAAATTAGGTACAAAATATTTTTGCTGGCCTACAATCATTGTTTGTGATTGATGCTGATAATCAGAGATTAATTTCCCATCAATACTTTTTTCTTCCAATAATGAATTAAGCCAGAAGAGGCCATCGGCACCTTTATCGCCTGCAACCTCTTCTAAACCACGCGCAACTATTCCAGAAAGATAGTACGCTCTATTTATTAATTCAGTCGCAATCATTATTGATTCCTGATTACATCGGGAATACTAATCGCATTGAATAATCTGGTACAAGCGTTTGACCAGACTGTGCTTGTACAGTAAATCCATATTGATTAGTTGGAAAAATGTTACCATATGCTGCTAATAATGAAATTCCAGTATCCGGATCTTTTGCAACATGACTTGGATATGGATCTTTATTAGGCAATGGCGGCATTGCTACATACAGAGGATCGCCTGACATCATCAAACCACAACGATGTGAGTTTAATACCTGTGCTTGCATTCCGGCTACAAGTGGCGTATTTAAATTAGCAGCGGGATTGGTATTAGTATTGTCAAAAATTAATGCTGGAAATACCGTTGCAACAATAGTGCCCGCGCCATCAGACCCAACCTGCGCAATCGAAACCACTGAAACATGATTAGATGACACTTTATGGCCAGTAAAAGTTAAATAACGAAGATTAGTAAATGTAGGAATATTATCCAAGAAATAGATAATGTCATTAGCTGCAATAGCATTCGCATCGGATAAATCTGAACTGCTAAAGGTTAAAATAGTTCCAGTTGGATCAACTGAAACAAGCGTTAAAACGCCAGCAGGCGTGCCATTATCTTGACCAATTGTGCCAGCAAATTGAGTCGTCAACAAATTAGAACTATAAAATTCAAATCCACCATACGTTCCCAATTCCCAACTATTTGACAATTCATCATTTCTTTTTGGTACAAATTGCGATAAACCACTGTTGACAATTTGAGCCGCAAACAAATCATCAAGAACCGCTTTATAAGAAAACTTTGCACTACCAAAGTTTTTAAAATAAGCGCCGGCATTAATCAATGAACCGAATGTGCTGATGAGTTGCCCTGTAGGATTAAGAATGCTTGGATCACCATAATAACGATATGTATTAGGCGGAATTACCGCAGCAATAGTGCTCTCAACACTTGTTCCCAATTCATTAATAGATGAATTTACAAGTTTGTCTCGATAATCATTATTGTCGATGTTAAACACTAATTCTTCAGCAGTGAATGCATACGGAATAGAATATTGAGAACCAACAGTTAATGACTGTTTGCGTTGCGATACATCTTCGAAAGTTACAACGGATAAAGTGCCTTGGTCTACAAATCGAACGGGCAAATCGAATGTGACAGTCGTTCCCAATTGACCGCCCATATTTTGAAAGTTATCAAATTTTGTATTGGCTATTTCTAAAAATGGTCCCTGGTTTTGAAGGCACCCTAAACCAGAGTCCGCATATATTTGGACTGCTTGTAACGTATTCATTTAATGTCATCCTCATCAATAATAGAAATAATTAATGTGAGGACAACTGGCGATGAATTATTCTAGGTTCTACCTTTCCAGTAATTTTTGGAAGAACCAGGACGCCCATTATCACTCACACTTACATTTGAAGGTTTAGATTGGTTTGGGACATCAATTGATGCTGGAGCAGCTTTAACAGTTTGATTGTCTTTAATGGATTGTGATAATTGTCTAATGGCCATAACTTGTTTAGAAGGCGGCAAATTGAGCAAATTCCCCATTTCACCTACATTTTTATTCAAGTGGTATAAAACCTCACCGCCATTATCAACACTGTTCGCCAAATGAAACAATTGAGGTGCTTCTTGTGCTAAAGTGTTCACATTTCCAATCACATTATCATAATCATCATAACGACTACGCGCATCTGCCATTTTTGAGGAAATTTCAGCAGCTGTTTTATGAGCCTGAGCTTGCGCTTGCTGTTGTTCCCACAACTGTTGCTGGGTCTGTAAATGTGACCCAAGCAATTTATTAACAATAGGCGCTAACGTATTTTCATCAACTTGTGGCGCAGCATTCGCCTGAGGAGCCATTGCGCTTTGTGAATCACGCTGTCCCCGTTCATACGCCTGCTGTTTTGCCATCCCAACCAATGCATTGACCTGAGATTGTGGTATCAGCTTTTCTTGTGGTTGTTGTGTTGATGTATCATTATCGATTAAACCTTGCTGCATAACATTGTTTTGATTGTCTACCATTCTATTCCTCTGATGACTATTAACCCCGTCACGGTTGCGCCCTATCACACTATAGGTAGTGACCATTTTGACCGTATGATTACGTAATCCGGTTTGTCATGTCCGTCATGCTAATTCCGATAATATTTATTATCGGAACTAATTATTAACCCTGTATATAATATCTTAAATACATTGTCAAGCATTTTGATTCTGATAAGTATTATTATCGGAACTAACAGGTTGTCCAGAAACAGGTTGTTGTTGTCCTGGTTGCATTGATTGTTGTGATTGATTTAATGTGTCCGCGATATCTTTAACATGCTGCATTGCATCATTTATAATGCTATGTTCCTGTGCCTTAGCTTTTAAATGGATATTAGCGCCGTGCACCGCACGTTCGGTTTGAAGCTTATCCGATTGTAACTGTCTATCTTTATCGCTTGTAGAGGCTTCTAACAATATCCTAAGTCGTTCATTATCCGCTTGTAATTGATTCTTATCTTTTTCAATCTGCATCCACTGCTGTTCGGTCATCACATGCGCTTGTGTTTTAGCTTGGTCTGCTTGGGCTTTTAACATTTGCGGGCTTGGTGGTTGCTGTCCCTGTGCTTGTTGCATCTTTTGTTGTTGCATCTGTGTAAATTTCTGAGCCATTTCTTTTAGCTGGTCTGCTCCTTTAATATTAAGATTATCAACAATAACAGGCAGCCCCATTGTATTGATAAGTTCGCCAAATGCAGGAACGGCTTGAGACAATGAAATAATTGCTTGCAACGCTCTACTTTGTTGTAACTCGAAGTTAATCCCTGCTTTAACTGTTACATTTAATGTATAGGGGTCATAATTCATCGAAACAGAATCTTGTGTCCCATAATTTACCTTTTTAACTGCATGTTTGCCATCTTTGGCAATATAAGGCACCAATCTTTTGCCAGTATAAACTTTAGGCATTAAATGCAATATGACCTGCGCAACTTGATTTAAACCGGCTAAAAAGTTTACGATATAAGGCATGTCGACTGCATTTGATAAAGTCGCACCTTCTACAATAGCAAGTCCGGATAACTGGCCAGCATTCATATTCTCCATTGATACATTAAACGAACCCAGAATACTGTTTATAGTTTGATTCAATTGACCAAACATATTAGGTATTTCAGGAGGCAATGGCATATGCATCAATTGCTGGGGAGGTACATTAGGCGAGCCATCATCTCGAACAGTATTATAAAGCAGCGCGCTTGCCTGTTGAGGGTTTCGCCATGCATCTAAATCACTTGGATTAACAACATCTCGGCCTAACATAAACTTAGAGGTGGTCATGTTCTCAAAATCATTCGCTATCGTCTGACCGGTTAAATTTAATAATCGTTGAGAATCAATAGCATTCAATATATATGGACGTGTAAATTGTTTATTCGCGCTAACATTATTAGTGTCATTTGTCTTAATTGAATCACCATCAAAGAACACACGCGGAATCATTGGAATATCAATTTCGCTATACTTCAACACATATCCATTTATAAGCTGATAAAAACATATAATTGTTTTAGTGCTTTGACGGGTTCCGGTTATAGTCGGCTTAACCGTAAAACTAGGGACGTCCAAATTATCATAATCATCCGATGACATTGATCTCCCATCGGACAATTGACATAATGTAAATTTCTTGCGCTTTTTAACAAAAATGTCACATATAATAATAATTTTGGTTCCATTGGCATTATACGACCATGCTATATCACCAAATTTACTACTTGATTTAACAGTCTCTAAATCAATTCCATAACCCATGTCTTTGAATTCTTCGGCAGTTTTTGGGTAAACTTCCCAATAGTATTCAGCATCTCCTTTGTGAACGTCTGTTGCCAATGGGTCAAATCCACATAATGTTGGGTCTGTTACACGACCGTATTTAATGCACTTATGGAAACTCGTAGGAT